CCCGTTGACCGGCAAACGGTCCCCGACCCGGTTGCCATCGAGAGGGAGAACGGATCATCTGGGTCCTGTGCGTCGCACCATGTCGGCGCCATCACTATTTTGCAGGAACTGGGGAAGCTCGTGGACACCAAGGGAGTCCGAGTCTTCGAGCCCGACGTGATCCCCACCGCTCATCGACGCGTTGTGATAGACGGAAATCTCGATTCAGGACCTGAGAGGTACCCTATGTACCAGTTTACTAACTTGAGGGGAATTAAGTACACCAATATCAAGGACAACCAACAGGCGCTGCATACATTGATTGGCCGGTACGCTCGCAAAACTAACGATTCCAACCGTTACGACGCGGACCACGACGTCAAACGCATCACGTCGAGGCTCAAGGAGTGGATACCGTTCACTACGGCCGCCCCGGAACAAATCGACAGTTACTTCGCGGACGCGCTACAAAAAATGGCCGAGCGAGGCCACGGGGTGGATGACGTGGAGGACTTCTGGTCCAATGAGGGCCAAAGGATATCGTACCATCTCAAAGGCCAGCAGAAAGTCATGGACCCTACCAAACTGAAACTAGGCCAGGGAATCTCTGCACACGAGAAATGCGCGAATATTGCCTTGAGCGCCTGGGTCCGAGCGGTGCAGGACCAGATGAGCACCTCAGAGAGGTTCATCTTCGCGAACGGCCAATCCGACAGAGACACCATGTCCATACTTGAAGCACGGTTGCAGGATAAGTGCAGAGAATACCGCTCGATCGACATCAAGGAGTTTGACACTGTCCACAACTGGGTTAGTATATTGACGTTTTCTTGGGCTCTGCGAACGGTCGGGTGCCCCGAGCACCTGATCAAATACTTCGAGGAGAGGTCCAAAAGCAGAACACTTTCCAGCCGAATAGGGAGCGTGGACGTTAAATTCATGCTTGACTCTGGAGCCGTTTGGACCATCGCGCGAAACACACTTTTCGCGTCTGGACTCATGCTCGCATTGTTCGTAGGCGTCGACTTTATAGCAGCGAAGGGAGACGACGTGTTCCTCGCTGGCAATAATTTGTATCTGGACGCTGGAAGACTGCGAATGGGGCCTTACCTCGCCGCCAATAATTTGAAAATTGAAAAGACAGCCGTCGTCAGCTTTATCGGCTTTGTGGTATCCCAAGCGGCCGTCACTGCGGACGTCATTCGATTGGCTACACGCGCCTACGGCCGCAGTTACAAGAACGCCGAGGATCTTTCTAAGTATAAAATTGCCATAGCGGACCACTGCCGATTGTTCCGCTCCCCTCGCACTCGACTGATGACCGCCATCAACTGCGCTGCTTTGTACGGTACTTCTAAAGAGAGCGTGATGTACCTTATGGACGCCCTGGACACCTTCGGACATACCACCATGAACGATCTCCACCTTGATCCAGGCTTTGTCATGCGCGTCACGCCTGAGAAGGTGGACGAGCGGGTTTATTCCGGTCAAGATGGACGCCAACGTACAAATCAGACCAATGAAGAACCCCCAGGGACAGGGAAGCCAACCCAGAACCAACAACAACAAGCGCCGCAGGAGGAGGAGAGGCCCAAAGTCCCCCCCCGTCGTTGCCCCAATACTCAGTCCAGGCCAAATGGCGG